CAATGTCACTGCTAATAATGGCATGTTTACCACTATTGTGAACACAGCAAGTTTCACTGGTAGCACAGTTTCACTAACAGGTAATGTCACTGCTAATAATGGCATGTTTACCACTATTGTGAACACAGCAAGTTTCACTGGTAGCACAGTTTCACTAACAGGCAATGTCACTGCCAACAATGTACTTGCCACTACCATTGTGAACACAGCCAGCCACACAGGTGGACTAGTATCAGTCACTGGTAATGTAACTGCCAACAATGTACTTGCCACTACCATTGTAAATGCCGCAAGTTTCACAGGTGGCACAGTATCAGTTACAGGTAATGTCACTGCCAACAATGGCATTTTTACCACGATTGTGAACACAGCCAGCTACACAGGTTCAGTAGTGAGTGTCACAGGAAATATAACTGGTGGCAATGTCGCAGCCGCAAAATTTACTGGTAATTTAGTTGGTTCAGCATCCAATTTAATAGTCAATACTTCCTCAACAGCAGGCACGTTCTTGACGGGACAAGTAAACATACCAAGTCAGGTGATTCCTAAAAATACCCCAAGTGTAGATGTTACAGTCACAGTCACAGGGCTAACCACCAGCCATAAAGTTATTGTAACTCCAGCTGCGGATTTAAATTCAGGTGTGATAGTAACAGCCGCATATCCGTCAACTGCCAATACCTTGGGCATACAGTTACAAAACACCAATAATGGTGGTCTTACAACTAGTGCATTCAATCTAACTTACCTGGCATGGGTGTAATGTGGCTGAGGTTATTTGGATCAACCCTGTAGTCCGTGGCAGTTGTGATCCTGCAGGCGGCTGTGGCAGTGCTTGTTGTCTGTTCAAAGTCTACTCAGATGCCACTACCTACACTACGGAATGGTGCCAGCACTACAATCAAAACCCAGATGTAACTCTCAAATGTACCATATATGAAACTCGCTATCAAGGTTGTCAAATTTATCCATCTGAACCACGATTCTTTTTAAATAATCCACACTGTGGTTATTATTTGGAAGAAGCAACCTAATAGCTTGTTATAAATATAGTCGATCAGAATAAATTCGGCATAACTAACTGACTATGGCCAAACCAATTGAAGGGGTGCTGATCAAAGCACCACATCGTCGTCAGAAATTTACCGAGCAAGAACTAGACCAATTCCTGAAATGTGCTGACCCCGACACCGGTCCGCACTACTTCATGGACAACTTCTTTTACATCCAGCATCCCACACAGGGCAAGATGCTGTATCACCCTTTTGATTATCAAAAGAAACTGATTGATACATATCATCACAATCGATATTCGATCTCCATGATGCCCAGACAAACAGGAAAATCGACCAGTGCTGCTGGTTACATACTATGGTATGCTATGTTTGTGCCAGACAGTACAATCTTGATTGCAGCACACAAATACACTGGTGCTCAAGAGATCATGCAACGAATAAGATTTGCTTATGAGTTGTGCCCAGATCACATCAGAGCAGGTGCCACAAACTACAACAAAGGTTCGATAGACTTTGAAAACGGTAGCCGAATAGTTTCAGCTACCACAACCGAAACAACTGGTCGTGGTATGAGTATTACATTACTTTATTGTTTAGATGGAGAAACAACCACAGTGCAAATACGCGACAAGAAAACATTAGTGGAACAAGAAATCACGCTTAAAGATCTCTATATCAAATTATATAAACCACACCGAGTGATTGAGTGACGAGTTTGCAGTTGTCATAAAAATAGAGGAATTAGAACTTATTATGTTTGGCAAAAAACACAAGCAACTGATATTGAGGAAATTATATGTTTGTTGAAAACACTGATTACGAAATACTAACTCCAAGTGGTTGGAAAAATTTTCGAGGAATTACTGCAACTTCTGACAAGATTACATTTCGAATAACACTAGATGATGGGAATATTGTTGATGCAACTTCTGCCCATTGTTTTTTTGTAAACAATGAAAAAGTCAAACTTAAAGAGTTAAAAGTAAATGATTACATCGACACCTTAAATGGCCCTCAATGTATACAAAGTATCATTGAAAATAAGTCAACTACTGTTTATGATGTTATTGAAGTGGATGATGCTGAACACAAATTTGTTGTAAACAAATGTCTCATAACAAAAAATTGTGACGAGTTTGCTTATGTGCGACCTACTATTGCTAAGGAGTTTTGGACGTCCATATCGCCCACACTGGCCACTGGTGGTAAAGCAATTATCACATCAACACCCAACTCGGACGAAGATCAGTTTGCATACTTGTGGAAAGGTGCCAACAAGTGTGAAGATGAATACGGCAATCCTACTGAACTGGGTATAAACGGATTCAAAGCCTATCGCAGTTACTGGCAAGAACATCCAGATCGTGATCAGGCCTGGGGCGAAGCCATGCGAGCCCAGTTGGGCGATGACAGATTCCGCAGAGAGATTGGGTGCTTACACGGAGATTCTGTTGTTACAGTAAAAGATCATACTGGCGCTGTCACGACCACATCTCTAAATAATTTAAAATTGTTGTTACGTTCGTAATCCTTGACGAAAGGATAAATACAATATGATAGAAAACAGATATTATCAATGGTATATGAATATAATAAAGAATGCAGTGGTTCAAAAAAGATTCAAGCAACCCAAAACATACGAAAAACATCACATTGTACCTGCATCCTTAGGTGGATCCAATGATAAGGACAATCTCGTATTATTGACATTTAAGGAACATTTTGTTTGTCATCACTTGTTAACAAAATGTACTGATGGCGAAGATCGATCTAAAATGATTTTTGCATTTTGGGGAATGTCTAACAAATGGGGCAGGAGCAATACCGAGTATAGAATAACCAGTAGAATCTATGCCACACTAAAAGAAGAAGTAGCATTGCTGATATCAAAAAATAACAAAGGAAAATCCCATCCTATGTCTGACAAAACAAGAAAAATAATTTCTGAGTCAAGACTAGGTGATCTAAATCCTATGTATGGTAAACCAGCGCCCAATAGAGGAGTCAAACGCCCCGGAGTAGGTGGCCGTAAAAAAGGATCAACCTGGTCAGAATCTGAAAGACTAACACAACTTTTTGTGAGAGCACAACCGGGCTATTATGATTTTCTAAAAGATCCCGAACGCGGCAAAAAAATAAGCAAGTCTTTAAAAGGCAAACCAGGTGCAGCCAAAGGCAAACAATGGTTCAACAATAGACGGACAGAAACATACGCAGATGCATGTCCGGAAGGATATATGCCTGGGAGATTATCGCGGTTGCAAATAAACAAACGAGGTATGAAGTGGTACAACAACGGTATTGTAAATAGACAATTTAAAGATGACTCAATTGAGCAAGGATTCATTCGTGGAAGAATTAGTAAAAAATAATCAAGGGTATCAAATACTAACAGATTCTGGGTGGGAATTGTTTGATGGACTAGTATCAAGAGGAAAAAAACAAACTCTAACTCTAAGACTAGAACGTGCAGAAATTATACTGACTCCTGACCATGGAGTTTTTTTAACACCAACAACAAAAGTAGAAGCCCGAACATTAAAACCCGGGCAACACGTTCTCACAAATTCAGCCAAACAAAAAGTGGTTTCTATCAAGTTGAATAGAGATGAAGATGTTTATGATATATTAAATGCTGGAAAAAATCAAAGATTTTTTGCCAACAACATTTTGTGTTCAAATTGTGAATTCATTATCAATGACGAGACACTTATTGCTCCTGCCAAACTGTTAGATCTCACTGGTCGCGACCCCACACACAAGACTGGACAAGTGCGTTGGTATGAACCCATACGCCGAGATCAAGTGTACGTGGTGGCATTGGATCCCAGCTTGGGCACAGGTGGAGATCCTGCTGCTATACAAATATTTGAAGCCAATACCACACGTCAAGTTGGTGAATGGCGACATAACAAAACACCTATTCCTGAGCAGATACGTATCTTAACAGACATCATCAAACACATATACGATACTGTGGGCGATGATAAAAGCATTTACTATTCAGTAGAAAACAATACCATTGGTGAAGCAGCATTGATTTCTATTGCTGAATGGGGTGAAGAAAACATCAAAGGATACTTTCTTAGTGATACCACTGGCTCGGGTACACGTAGATTCCGCAAAGGATTCAACACCACAAACAAAACCAAACTAGCTGCTTGTTCCAAACTGAAGAATCTAATAGAATCAGGAAGAATGACCATTAACAGCAAGAGCTTGATCAGTGAGCTCAAGAATTTTGTAGCGCATGGCACTAGCTATGCTGCTAAAATTGGCGAGACTGACGATCTTATTATGGCCACCATCTTGGTTGTTCGTATGCTTACTGTACTGCAAAATTTCTATACTGAATTAAGCACACACATGCGAGATCATGGTGAAGAGGTCATAGAACCCATGCCGTTTATCTCTGTAATGATGAGGTAAATACTACATGGCACAAAATTCAATCGCAAGCGAACTCAACAATCTTTTAATCACCCGTGATTTTGATGTTGACGCACTCAGTACCAAGACTGGCAAACCCGCTGTAAACGATCGCGGAGTTCCAGATGTCTCCAAAGCAGACATGTTTAGTTTTGATTGGGTTGGGCCCACTGGCAAGAACTACGGAACCATGGTGATCTTGCTGGATCAAAATGGCGGCATGACTGTGTACTTTGGTGACAATCTAGGTCGTACCATGGACCCAGAAGATAAAAACGCCTGGTATGGTGATCCTGAAACAGGTCAAACAGGGTTCTTGGAACAACTTAAAAACTTTGCTATCCGTACCAGTAAAGTACGTGGTGGATTCAGTTTGGACAACATCAGCAGACTCAAGTATGCCATAGCCGGTCAAGCAGCACTGACAGAAAGTTTTTACGGCACACGAAAGGTCAGTTACTCTGGTGAGCCAACGGATGCTAGACTCATGATCAAGCATTCCAAACCCATATCAGAAGGTGACAAGCGTTATCGCTATGTGGAAAGTTTGTTTATTGAAACTGCATTGGGCGAACGATTCCGTTTGCCATTCCGTAAGCTGGCCGGTGGTCGAGCCATGGTACAACATGTGCGGCAAGGCGGCAATCCTTACGACCTGCGTGGACAACACATATCTGAAACAGTAAGCCAACTTAATACTTTGAGCCAGTTCCGCAGAGCACAACAAGGTCGTGTGTACGAAGGATCTGCAGCCAAGTTGGTCACAGAAACCAATCAATATTACCAACAACTTAATCAAAATTTAAAACACATGGCCCACAGTCGTGGATATCAAAAGTATTTTGAATCCTGGAAACCCGCAGAGATTTCTGAAACAGATATGGTAGTGGAAGATCTGCGTGAAATGTTTATTGAAACACGTATCGACCCCAGAATAGAGCAAGCATTGCCTATGTTGGCACGTATACAACGAGAATCACAGTCCATGAAAGAAGCTGAAATATTTGAATCTTGGGCAACAAAATTGGTTGAAGGAACATGGGCTGTACCAGAAACCCCGGCACAAATTGATGAACTCAAAATGTGGATGAGTCAACCTCGCCCACTGGGACCAGATGCAGAAGATGTAACAGATGTATTGTTCAACTTGATCGGCGATGATGCATTATTTGACCAATTGTCAGCAATGGCCAAAGAAGATCCCACAGCAGATGCAGTACCATTGGTACAAGCCTGGGTTGATCGCAACGAAGATCGTATACCAGAACTTGCCGAACTGTCAAGTGCATTAAAACAACCAGCAGAGCCAGTGGCTGAGCCAGTGCCGGTGCAAGAACCAGTGGTACAACCTGAGCCAGCACAAGCACCTCCACCAGATCAGGCGGCACCCGTGGCGCCTGTGGCAGAAGGTGACAATCCATCTACATTTGAAGAAGAAATAGATGAGGACATTGTGAGTCCTAATATTGGAGGGTTAACACAGACCCAGCATAAAGATGGTAGCAAAACTACAGATTACGCAGTGGGTCCTTTACAGGTCAACCAGAAAGTAGATGCAAAGGGTCGTCCGCTCAAAACCACAGGGAAGTATGATATTATGGGTTTGGGTAAGTTTGGGGCAGAGAAAGATCATGTTAGCGGCATCCAAACCACAACCATGACACCTGCTGACCCCAACGTTGATCCCAACGCATTGATGCCAACCAGTTCAATTGCCGCAGCAAGAGGAGTGGATCCTGAGAAGTTTGCAGCTTTTCAAGCACAACAACCTATAAAAGAATGCAACTACACCATGGAGAATCATTACTGTCCAGTGCATGGTCTAGCAGAATGCTCAGACGGCATCTACGAAGAACAATTGGCAAGAATAAAATCATTGAGTTTGCTCAAATGACATAAATAAAACAAACAAAAAAGTGTGTGTTGTGGCACACACTTCCGTAAGCAACAAGTTAGGCAGAAAGATAGGCAACGAATGAAACCATATACATATCTCATTGGCTGGCCCGACCAAGACAAATGGTACTACGGAGTTAGATACGCAAAAGGGTGTGATCCTACAGATCTTTGGAACCCTTACACCACTTCAAGCAATCATGTAAAACAATTTGTGCAACAGCACGGTGTTCCACCTGTGAAAACAATTCGCCGTACATTTAACAACATTACCGAAGCACGAGTTTGGGAAGAGCGTGTACTCAAGCGTATGCAAGTTGTTGGCAATGATAGGTGGTTGAACAAACATGATAGCATGGCTCCACCAATTAACCCACTGGGCAATATTGCCATGCGCAGGTCTGAAAACCGAGTAAAAGCCAAATTAAATAATAGTGGTTCGCGTAATCCTATGTTTGGCAAAAAGCAAAAACAAATAACTTGCCCACATTGTAAAATCACCGCAGGCGCTAATACCTATGCTCGTTGGCATGGTGATAATTGTCCAACAATAAATTCAACGGCCTTCAGACCAGTTGGTAAGAACAATCCGTTTTTTGGAAAACAACACACCAATATTGAACAAAAAATCTGCCCGCATTGTAATCGTAAACTTGATTTTAGAAACTATGCTAGGTATCACGGTAACAAATGTAAAAGAAATTTAACCAATCTCGTAGGAAACACAGACAAGGCTGTGTATAATAACCTTGTAGGCAGCATTTAAGGTTACACTTAAATTTTTAAATCATATTAACGCAACATAGAAAGGCAACACAATATGGCATCACTTAGCGAAATTCGAGCAAGATTACAGGCAGCAGAAAACAAACAAGGAGGCCAATCCTCTGGCGGAGACAACGCCATTTATCCTCATTGGAATCTCGAAGAAGGGCAATCTTGTAATCTTCGATTCTTACCAGATGGCAACACTAAAAACACATTCTTCTGGGCCGAGCGGGCCATGATTCGACTGCCCTTCAATGGCATCAAAGGAGAAGTGGAATCCAAACAAGTTATGGTACAAGTTCCATGCATGGAAATGTGGGGAGAAACTTGTCCAGTCCTTACTGAAGTACGCCCTTGGTTCAAAGACAAGAGTCTTGAAGAAATGGGTCGCAAGTATTGGAAAAAACGCAGCTACATCTATCAAGGTTTTGTGCGTGACAATCCGCTTGCCGACGACAAAACTCCGGAGAATCCCATCCGCAAGTTTGTGATTGGACCGCAGATCTTTGCAATCATCAAAGGTGCATTGATGGATCCAGAATTGGAAAACTTGCCAACTGATTATTCAGCTGGACTGGATTTCCGCATTGCAAAAACTCAAAAGGGCGGATATGCTGATTACAACACCTCAAAGTGGGCACGTAAAGAATCTGCACTTACTGAGGCTGAACAAGCAGCAGTTGAAAAATATGGATTGTTTGATCTCAGCACATTCTTGCCCAAGAAGCCCACAGCAGTAGAACTCAATGTGATCAAGGAAATGTTTGAAGCCAGCGTAGATGGCCAACCATTTGATGGCGAACGTTGGGGACAATACTACCGCCCGGCTGGAATGAGTGCGCCAGTTGGAGCACCTGTGGCTGCTGTTGCCGATGTTGATGAAGACACACCTGTATCCAAGCCAGCAGCCAAGGCATCGGCACCAGTGGCAAATGACTTTGATGACGAACCAGCAGTGGCATCGGCACCTGTGTCAACGCCAGCAGGAGGCAGCAAAAAGGCCGAAGATATTTTGGCCATGATCCGCGCTCGCCAAAACAAGTAAGCAACCGCATCACACAGAGGGGCAACCCTCTGTGTTTTTCATAATGAAAACACCTAGAGATATTGCTAAAGAAAACGGTCAATCTACCTATAAAATAAGCAAGACATGTTGAAGTACTCACATTTCTAGTAGACATACATCAAACTACATCTCTAGTCTATATCAAGTCTGATAGAAACATGTCATCAGATGAATTACAAAAAATCATGAATTATATAAAGGATAAAACAAATGGGTAAACCTTTCGACGTCTCTCGTTTCCGCAAAGAAATCACCAAATCAATCGAAGGACTAAGCATTGGCTTCAACGATCCTACCGATTGGGTATCAACTGGTAACTACGCATTGAATTACCTGATCTCTGGAGACTTCAATAGAGGTATTCCCCTGGGCAAAGTTACAGTTTTTGCAGGTGAGTCAGGTGCAGGTAAAAGTTATATCTGTAGTGGTAACGTCATCAGGAACGCACAAGCACAAGGTATCTATGTGGTGCTAGTGGACAGTGAAAATGCATTGGATGAAGACTGGCTCAAAGCACTGGGTGTGGATACCAGTGATTCAAAATTGCTCAAACTAAGCATGGCCATGATCGATGACGTGGCCAAAACAATCTCCACATTCATGAGCGACTACAAAGCCTTGCCCGAGGCTGATCGTCCTAAAGTTATGTTTGTGATTGATTCACTAGGGATGTTGCTCACACCCACTGATGTAAATCAGTTCGAAGCAGGCGAAATGAAAGGTGACCTTGGTCGTAAACCCAAAGCACTTACTAGTTTGGTGCGTAACTGTGTGAACATGTTTGGTTCATACAATGTGGGATTGGTTTGTACCAATCACACTTATGCAAGTCAGGACATGTTTGATCCAGATGATAAGATATCCGGTGGTCAAGGTTTCATCTATGCCAGCTCAATTGTTGTGGCCATGAAGAAACTCAAACTCAAAGAAGATGAAGACGGCAACAAGATCTCAGATGTCATGGGTATCCGTGCTGCTTGCAAAGTCATGAAAACACGCTATGCTAAACCTTTTGAAGGTGTGCAGGTCAAGATTCCGTATGAAACAGGTATGAGCCCATATTCAGGCATGGTGGATCTCATGGAAAAGCGCAATCTGCTGAAGAAAGAAGGCAATAGTTTAGTGTTTGTTACCAGTGATGGTGAGATCATCAAGAAATTCCGCAAAAAGTGGGAAGCCAATGAGGACGGCTGCTTGGACCGTGCTATGGCAGATTTTGGAAATCACAAGGAAGAGGTAAGTACCCAGGAGGAGACAGTAGAATGAATGAAACAGTAGCAGTGGCCAGTGAACTCTGGTCCGAACTCAAGAGATATGTAAATACTGTTGATCGCAGCGAAGCAGCTGAAACTATAGTTGCAATTTTGATCGACAATGACTGTGATGTTGATGATATTAAAAATGCATTTAAAAGTGATTCAGATATCAAACGTGCTCTAACAGCATATCTTGACAACGACAAGAGCTATGAGGACGAAGAAGAAGCGGAAGAAGAAGAAGATTATCACGCCGACGACTGGGAAAACTAATGTGGTATAGCCGTGTGGTAGCTGATCTTTCGGCCATTCCAGATTTTATTGCATACTACGAGACAGAACTAGCAGCAGCTCAAAATGATTGCAGAATCCGTGGTGTTTTAGAAAAGAACATCACGGCTCTTCCGGGCATTACAGAGCAACGATTCAATCAGCTGCAAGAAGTTGAGGCAGTGTTGAACTATCTCAACATACAACTACGCAAGATACGTAGAAAACATTACAAGAAATATCTTGAAGGATATGCTCGTGCTCTTACCAGTAGAGATGCTGAAAAATATGCCGAAGGTGAAGACGAAGTAATTGATTATGAAACCATTATTAACGAAGTGGCATACCTACGCAATCGCTGGCTGGGTATTCTAAAAGGTCTGGATACCAAACAATGGCAAATGGGTCACGTGGTCAAACTTCGTACTGCGGGAATGGAAGATATCACAGTATGACTCAGATCATTACTACATTTAGTAAAGATGGATTGGAGCTTTATGGTCAGCACATGATTGATACATGGTTACAATATTGGCCAACTGATCATGTGTTAACAGTGTACACAGAAGGATTCACACTGCCAGATAATGACAGACTCAGTCAAATTGACTTGTTGTCAGCGTGTCCAGCATTGGTAGAATTTAAAAAACAAAGTCAACTGTTGATTGATGCGCATGCATCGGACATCAAATATTGCCGCCGTGTACAAAAAACAGTCAAATGGTGCCACAAAGTGTATGCAATGTCCCATGCACTGAGAAACACCACACACAATCATTTGATATTTCTTGATGGTGACACATATAGCAAGAGCACTATTCCCGCATCACTTGCATATGATCTAGTGGGCAAACACCTGTTTGCTGTGCATTTTGAAAATCTAAAGCATGGGTTGCATTTTGAAACTGGTCTAATGGTATTCAACATGCTGCATCAACAAATGCCCATGTTGCTTGAAAAAATCACACAAGATTACGACAATCTCACGATCTATAATCATAACAAAACTTGGGACGGATATTGGTTTTCACACTTGTACAAAACCATGAAGTTGGATGTGTTGAACCTGAGTCAAGGTCGCGGTGTATTTAATCATACCCTGGTCCAAAGTCGATTGGGACATAACGCAGGAAAAGAAAAATATATTCGAGCTGGATACAACAAATATACAGCTACCAGAAAGTAATCGCATACATACTTCATTGGAGACTTGAATGAAGAAAACTGCTTTTATTACCGGCATGACTGGGCAAGATGGTCCGTACCTTGCCAAGCTATTGCTTGAAAAAGGTTATCATGTTTACGGCCTTGTGAAACGCTACTCAAACCCAAACCTGGACAATATCAAATGGTTGGGTATAGAAAACCACATTGAGTTAGTGACCGGTGACATTACCGATGAAAACAATATGAACCATCTCATGCAAACTATTAAACCTGCTGAAGTGTATAATCTTGCGGCACAGAGTTTTGTGGGTTCAAGTTGGGATCTCAACAAACTCACAACAGAAGTAAACTCACTTGGAGTATTGAATTTGCTCAATGCTATTCGTACTCACAATCCCAATGCACGATTTTATCAAGCCAGCACAAGTGAAATGTTTGGTAACTCTACAGAACATGGTCAACAAGGTGAACTAACTCCATTCCGCCCAAGAAGTCCGTATGGAGTCAGCAAATTGTACAGCCATTGGATGACCATAAATTTTCGTGAAAGCTATAGTCTATATGCTTGCTCTGGTATCTTGTTCAATCACGAAAGTCCATTACGTGGCCGTGAGTTTGTCACACGCAAAATAACCGACGGAGTGGCACGAATCAAACTGGGATTGGAACAATCTATCACATTGGGCAATCTTGATGCACTTCGTGATTGGGGATTTGCTGGCGATTTTGTGGAAGCCATGTGGCTGATGTTGCAACAACCCCAAGCTAGAGACTATGTTATCGCCACTGGCAAACAACACAGTATTAGAGAACTATGTGAGATTGCATTTGGCCATGTGGGCATTGATGATTGGCAATCCATGATCAAATCAGATCCTAGATTCAAACGTCCTGCTGAACTTCATAGTCTGTGTGGAGATTCCACTAGTGCTAGGGTTTTACTGGGGTGGCAACCACGCACTGATTTTGCCACCATGATACGCAGTATGGTGGATGCTGATTTAGCCAGACTGCAATCTGCCTAGCAATCTTCCAATTGGCGCACCAGTGGCAATCTCGCCTAGAGTCCACTCTGTGTGACATAAATCATCTAACCACGCTGTTCTATCGGGCATGTGTGGTTTTTCTATTTGAGCATAGTCAGAGTTGGCCACAGGTGCTGCCATTGAGTACGCACCTACAAATGCCGGCACTCCATCTATTACAGCTTGACTGCCAGGTCCTGAATTTTCATTAACCACTGCCCAGGCATTGCTTAAATTTGATCTGAAATCAAATTCATCATAAGTTCCACGCAATGACAGTGGTATTTGAAACTTCACACCCATCTTTGGTTGTAGTTTTTGCCTGGGATGAGGCCGCACCACAATGCTGCGATCAGTATGTTCACGCAGTTTGGCAATGGTGAGATCTAACCATTGTTGTGCTGGAGGTAAACCAGCCCATTGCTCACTGTCACTACGTTGCATGGCTATCAAGATATAATCTCCCTGATGCCATGGCTTTAATCGCACTGCTAGTTTTTTTGCTCTGCCTGGCTCAATACCTTCGCCAAACCATCCACGAGCATTTACCCCATTGATACCCATTTTCCAAGTCACACCTCGATTGAGTTGTCCTACTTCTAATACAATAACCGGGCGGCCGGACGTGGAAAACTCGTTCCATACTGCTCTGTTGGGGGCCATACGACCTGACCACAGTTGACTCCAGATCACTGCCACGTCTGCTGACATGTTGTGTTCGGACACACGTATACGATGTTTTTTACAACCGTTACGAAATGCTTCAAATACTGGCCCAGAATTAAGAGCGCCAAATTTATTAAAAATACTGATGTTCATGATATTGTGTTAAATAGTTATTCAAAACTGGACATTCATGACAAAATATGCAGTAGTTACCACATTCAATCAACAAGGTTACAACAAGTATGCCAGCCGAATGATTGATACTTTTTTAAAAAACTGGCCAAACACAGTTGATCTGTATGTGTATACGGAAGATTGCACAATCACACAATCACATTCTAATTTGCATGTGAGAGATCTACATGCATCAAGTCCAGAAATTGTTGCATTCAAACAACGGTGGGGATCTGATCCCAGAGCTCGTGGTGAAGTAGCAACTGGTCCTACCGATAAAAAAGGCAAGGCACCTGGTCTTGGATTCCGTTGGGATGCCATACGATTCAGCCACAAAGCCTATTCTGTGTTTCATGCTGCTGCCAACTGCAAAACTGACGTGCTATTTTGGATGGATGCTGATATGATATGTCATACCAGACTTGATGAAGCATTTTTGTCACTACAAATGCCAGTAGATGTGGGACTAGCATACTTGGGACGAGAAAAGAAGTTTTCAGAATGTGGATTGTACGGAATGAATCTGCTAAACCCAATCACTCGCAAATGGCTTGCTGAGTTTCAATTGGCATATGATTCCGGACGCCTTATGACCATGGCTGAATGGAACGATTGCTGGGTGTTCGACGAAACTCGTAAAGAAGTCAAAGCTGCATGCCCTGAATGGAAAATATTAAACTGGAGTGAAGGATTAATCCAAGGTGAAGGCCATCCACTGATCAACACTGTATGGGGCGCATATTTAGACCATCTCAAAGGCAATAGAAAAAACACTGGACGCAGTCATTCCAAAGATCTCATACGCCCTAGATGCGAGAGTTATTGGATCAACTAAGTCAGTCGTTGTCAACCACACAGATAGCATCTACATCACCTTGTGTGTATTCGGCCTTTGAATGTTTGGCCTTGTAGTGTATGAGGTGGTCACCCAGCACAGTATGACGTAGTGGTGTTTTGTAACTCTTTTTGAACCCTGCACATAGATCTAATACAGCAGCATCAGGCACTGCCAACAACGCAGCACCGAACACATCATTGTCGTAATATCTACGTAGATCTGCATAATCACGATCGTGATAACGTCTACAATACTCTGCTCTAAACTCGGCAAAATTTTTGTGTCGAGTATTCACTGCAAACACTCCAGTCTCGGGCACCAGCCAGTTGCCTGGATTTCCACTCTTGTCTGTGAGATATGTTACACCCATGTACATGGCCAAATGATCAGGTCTAAGGACTCTTTGTAACAATTCAATTGGCACGGATTTCACAGTGATCACATCAGCATCTAACCACACAATCCATTCGGCGGTGCTGTGATTCATGGCATGCATAAAACTGTAGGCTTTCTTGGCAAACTTTTTCATACTTTGATTCAATGATGTATCCAGTTGATATTGATCATAGTCAGGGTCTAACTTGGAAAATTTAATCTGAACAACACGATTATTCTTTGGCAATTGAAACCCTTCTACATAACAGGTCAATTTGAGATCTTTAGGCCAATGTTCTAGAAAACTACCGACCGAATCTTTGCCGATTAGATCATAGTAAAGTTGATTAAAGCTGGTTATTACTTGTATCATTTTTTTGCCCATTCCTTCATGTGTTGCCAACACATACCTGACTGTAGTTCTGCATGGCTCCAATGAAACTGACTGATGCGTTCTATCCAAGTCTGACGATCAGGCATTGCTGGATTCTCTATGCAATGTATACCCACGGTGGCCACATCACGTGCTTGGCTACGTTCTGCATCCGTAAGTATTACAGGAATACCCTCTATTACCGCTGCCACACCTGGGCTGGAGTTATGATTCACAACTGCCCAACAATTGACAAAATCCTGCATCAGTGATGATGTGGATTGACTGATTTCAATTTTGGTCAATCGACGACCTTGGCATAATTTTAATAATCGATCACAATACTTTGATGCACGTTTGTCTCCGGGATGTGGACGGATACGTATTGGTCGATCACTGTACTTGCGTATTTCAATTATGGTCTTAAGGGCCCAATCTATCACATCCCACCCGCCCATGCTCCACCCACCATCACGTTGCAAACACAATAAGATATGATTTCCATTGGTTCTCCAGGGCTGTAATTCTACCCCGCAGTGTTGTTGAATTTGATCCCATCTAAAAGGATTTGCAGTTTGATTGCAGTATTCACCAGTGTTGGCAAATATACCATCATAGCTGTAACGCAACCAATATCCAGGATTTTGTTTGTTTTTGTACAGGAATAGATTGCTGTCTGCTATGATAGTTCTACCACCTGATGCACGTTGCCCATTGAGAATTTCTTGACGAAATTGCAAATGTGCAGCAGTCTTGCCGTGCTCATGTACCCATCCTAAGATAACAGCCACTTCACTGGGTTGATACGTCATGTTGGATTCAATGATACCTTGGTCACCTTGGGCATTTACTCCTTGGGCAAAATAGTTTAATGTATTGACTTTGTCGGTGGCATTTTTTAGACCCTCAGCAGTGTACTGCTCTTTTCTAGGCAAGGTTGCTGTGTAACTTATAACTCTCATATTTCTTGCATCATTCTAAATGCTGTGCCATTTTTTAATTCGCGCACATGATATTGACCGTATGCCATGCTGTGGCACCAGGCCATCAACAAGTCTTGATCTGGATAAAAAGGATTTTCTATCATGGATAACTCTCGATTGGCCACTGGTTCTGCCACATGACTAGGTGCCATTACAAATGCAGGAACACCGGCTAATATGCTTTCTACTGCTGCAACACTGTTGAATGTTACCAATGCATGCACATCCTGCGTCAACACCTGGCTTAAAGGCTGATTGATTACTCTATCTACACGTAATGCTGCACGTTCACGAACCACCACAGGACGATCTGTGTGTTTTTTAATTTCAGCCACAGTGTCTTGGATCCATTGTTGTTGATCAACACCATAATACTTGCAAGGCTTCTCATCCGGCGCTGCTACGATAATTTCTTTCCCATATCGTCGAGCGTGGGGTTTGATACCTAGTAAATCCCATCTATTGCTAGGACGTGGGCGGATGGTACGATGCTGCAAGTCATTGAGCACAATTCTGTGATATTGCTTGATGCCTTGATTGTTTTTTATACCTATGTTGTTGCCAACATATCCTGAATCCATATAGTAAAAATTGTTACCATTGGCTAGACATTTTTTCATGATCTTGTGTTTGAGAATGCCACGTAGTACCAGCTGATTATGGTCCACCTCTACATCATAATGATAATCAAAATAATCACTATTTGTTGGTTGCATTTTTGCACTATGGGCCAGCATGTTTACGTACTCGTCCTTGCCGCCTTTGCTGAGAAAGATCCAATTGCTCATGATATTACCTCAATACTGCATTGTTGATGGTGGCTGCGATATAATGTGCGAAAAGTACGTTGATGATTACTGATCCATTCGCCTAATGCTCGGAATTCACCTTGCTCCCAGAGATCATATTGATCAAAATTATTCCAAGGGTACATCTCATCGAACACTATCACAGTACCGGGAACAATACGATCATTCAACAAATTTAATACGTCTATTGTACTGCTGTACAGATCACAATCTATATGCAAAAAAGACACCGGACCGGGGTTGTGGGTCAACCAGGGAACTATAGACTGATCAAACCAACCAGGTATTAATTTTACATTTCTTTCCGCAAACTGATTTGTAACCAACAACAGTTGCTCTTTGTCTAATGCAAATTTTCCAGTTGGATGTCGAGGGCCAGGTTGCGAACTCTTCATGAACCAAGGTTCAGGTAACCCTTCAAAACTATCAAACCCCCAAACAGTTTGATTGGCAAAGTGGTCTGAAATTATTTTTAGTGTGATTCCCTGATATACCCCAAATTCCATCACATGACCAGTTAGTTTGACTTTTTGTAGTGCATGATTTAAATGACTATGCCTCTGGGGACGTTTGCTTTTGTTATCGCAGCGAATGACCTGAGCTGCATGTAAACAATCTATACTGAAGTTTTTGCTATCAACAGTCATAATATGTTTCTTTGTTGACAGTATTCAGTGAAGATACGTTCCTGATGCCATTCATTTGAGAAATTGCCTTGATTGGCAAATTCATGAAAACAAGGAGATCCCAGTGTGAAGTGAACTAATTTTGCCGACGGATTATATTCGTATTCTACATCTAACCAATTCCATTCAGCAGGTAATTCTCCTATACGGGCATCGTCCAGCCAGGTGAATCTATGCAGTTCAGCACCTGTGGAGCCTTCAATAAATTCTGGAGTCAGTTTGCGATTGGGAAAACTATTGCAGTTCCACAGCATAACACTGCTCCAGTTTTTGCGTGGATAGTTTTCGTTTTTGCTGCCGAGATACTTTTCAGT